CGCCGATGCGGTTAAAGCCCACCTTGATGAGCGCCTGCAGGATGGCGTAGCGTGTACGACTGTCGGGCGCGTGGATGTCTGCTGCGAAGCCGCGCAGGTGCGCGCTGTTCTTGGCGGTCTTAAAGCCTCGTTTGGTTAGGCTGTTGTGGTGGGCTTGTGTGCGGTAGCCGCTGTTCACCTTGAAGGGCACCCCGGCGATGTGGCGGGCCTCGTCGAGCAGGGCGAGGAACTCCTTGTCCATCTTGGCGCCGGAGCCGGGCGCGTCGGGGCTGTCAAACTCGGACAGTTGGAAGTATCTCATGCGATGGTTGTACCAGTTCAACGATCAAGGCGAGCCAGCAGCTGCGCGAGCGTAAGCTCAATTTTATGGATGCTTTCGACTATCTCCTTCAGCTGCCTGCGTGTCTCTCCGTCGTTCAGCTCGAGCTGTATGACGCGGGACTTGAGGCGTGCCACCTCGTTGCTCATCTTGACGTATACGCCCACGACGGCGCCCAGTGCAGCGAGTAGGGAGTACAGTGCTTGTATGTCCATGGCGGCGAATATACTGCAGCAGAATTACCTGCCTTGGCCGCGGTAGGGCTTGCGCCAGTTCTTGCCGCGCTTGTGCGTGCCCTGCTTTGTCTTGGCGTGAACGCCGGGCCTGCTCACCTGCCGCTCGATGCGGACGGGCTGCGCCTGTGCTTTGGGTTTAGCCATCGATTGCTAAGTTCCAAGGCTCCCCGTTGTCCCAGTCGCTCGTCTTTGTGTAGGCCGCGGCCTCGTCGCGAGTCAGCACTCCTGTCTTGTCGGCCGGTTCTTCTTTGTATTCGAGAACGAACTCAGTACCTGCAATGTTCCACAGGACGGTCTGTGTGAACTGTAGCCAGTTAACAGAGGACAGGTCTTCGAGCTGATATAAGTGAAACCATTTCATAGTCCGTAGTTTGATTTAGTGCTGTTGTAGTTGTCGCTGATTTCGGTGGAGGTCAATGCCCTGTTGTAGTTGAGGACTTCACCCACGCGGATGTTGTTGAATCGCGAGTATGTTCCGCTGTCAAGAAAGGCGCCGATTACCGGCTTTTTGCTGATGTTGTTGTCTCGCCAGTCGCCACTGGAGCGGGTCAAGCTCGAGGTTTTCAATGCTGTGGCATCGCGATAAATTACCATTGTTGCGGTTGTTGCCGTGTTGCGCTTGAACGTTAGCGACACATGAGTCCATACGCCTGTTGTAATCGTAGTGTTTACAGCGTCGCCCTGACCAGTTGCTGTGGTGCTAAACATACCGCCACCGAAGCCTGCCCCAGTAGTTCCCGCAGTGTTTCTGTTATCGAAGAAATATGGTAGTTTGCTGCTCGCATATTCGGACTGTACAATGGAATCGTAGGCGGCTGGACTGGTAACCCAATAAACCCACAGCGACCACGTCCACTCGTCGACGAGGTCAAAGATTGTGGTGTTTGCACTGCCTACGATGTAGTCGTTGACTCCGTCGAGTTCAAAGTATCTGCGCCCGCCGCTCGTCGTCCAAGTTGCGCCGCTGATGGTCAGGTTGTACCCGCTGTTTGATAGGTCGGTCCATGTGCTGCCTGAACCCGAATAGCTGCGAATGTTGTACGCGTCGACGTACAGCTTGAGGTCTTTGGTGACTATAGGATAAGTGCGCCGCCCGGCGGCTACTGCTTTCATGAACATCATACCAGTGCGCGTTCTCCGGTTAAGGTCCACACGTCGGACGCCACCCGCTTAAGCGCCACCACCGAATACCTCGCGAAGGTCTTGAGGGTTTCGCTGCTGTTAATGGTCACGCCGCTGGCACCTACAAATGTGATTTGCCCGGTGTTGTTCTGCTCGAAGTAGATCTCCGTGTCTGCTGCCCACGTGACCGAGGCTTGAGTGGGCACGGTGATGGTGACCGCCGTGGTGCTGGTGGTTTGGATGTAGTCGCCTGCGTCGCCGAGCACGAGCGTGTACGTCGTGCCGGACTGGGTACGCACGGTGCTGTAGCTGGCCCCGGTGGTCACAGCGGACCATGAAAGAGTGCCGCTGCCGTCCGTCGTCAGTCGGTCGCCGTTGCTGCCGTCGGTCGCTGGCAGCGTGTACGTCTTGTCCGCGGCGAGGGTGGCCGGAGCTTGCAGGCGGATGTAGTTGGTGCCGTTGTTGGCTGCCTCCTTCAGCTCGAGGTAGGCACCCACGGAAGCGGTGGCCGCCGTGGTCATCAGCGAGACAAACGACAGCGTGCCGGAGCCGTTGGTCTGCAGCACCTGCGCCGAGGTGCCGTCGGCAGAAGGCAGAATCCAAGATGTTGACGCGGCCAGTGATGCTGGAGCTTTAAAGCCTACATAGTTCAGGCCATTAGAGCTGGCTTCCCACAGTCGCATGAAGGCTCCTTCTCCGGTATAAACTGACTGCACGTTGACATCGCACATCTTAATGACATCCGGCTCCATGTCGATAACCGTGTCGCTGCCGTTACGGAAGTAGAAATTCTCCCCGTTGAGGTCCACCGTCCGCACTCCGGACAGCGTCACGTTGTCGTCATCCAAGCGTGCGCTGTCGAGCGTGATGGTGTCGGTGGTGGCGTTGGTGGTGATGGTCATGCCGCCGGCCGCCGCAAGTGTCAGCGTGTCGGTGGTGCTGTCTGCCACCACGCTTGACTGCGTAGCTACGGCGATAGTGCCAAACGTGTTAGGCGCCGTCACGCTGTTGGTGATGGTGATGCTGTCCGTCGTGGCGTCGGTGGTAATTGTTACTCCCGTTCCTGCAACGAGGGTAAGAGTGTCGTTTGTGCCATCAGCTGCAACCGTCGTCTGCCCAGCCACCGCCACGTTGCCGAAGGCGTTGGCACCCGTCGCGCTGTTGGTGATGGTCAAGGTGTCCGTGGTGGCATCGGTGGTCAGCGTGATACCGGTGCCCGCTGCAATGGTGAGGGTGTCGGTGGTGCTGTCGGCCACGATGCTCGACTGCCCTGCGACGGCGATTGTCTTGAAGATGTCGCCACCCGCTGCGGGCGCCTCCGGTTCCCAGTTGCCGCTGGTGCTGTTATATGTCAGCACGTTGCCGTTGGCTACGCCGGTGGTGTCTACGTCGGTCAGGGAATCCAGTGCAGCTCCGATAATGCCGTTGTTGTTCTCCACCCAGCTCATCATGAAGTTGAGGTCGGTGTCGTCGCTAGTGGCGTAGAGCTTGTCTCCTGACTCCAGCGGTAGCACGTCGTACAGCAGCTCCGTGCTGACGTCTCTGCTCGTCACAGTGACGCGCCTGATGAGTTCCTCGGCGCCGCCGCTCTTCTTAATTTTTAGAGTGGCGACAGCGTTAGGGGTGACCTTGTCGCAGTTCACGATGATGGACTTCACCAGCGTGGTGGACGCCGATGCCTCGAACAGCACCTGCGACGTGTTCGTCGTGCTGTTGCTGAAGTTCTTGACCTTGTAGTTGTTTGCCATTATCGGACCTTGTCGAAGGATAGAGGTAAAAATATGGTATTCAGCTCCGCGTCATCGACTCTGTAGTCGACTGTTGTCACTGCTGCGTCCGTGTTCGAGGCGGTTTGTATTAGCTGATCCACCACCTGTGGAACTACTGCACCCGGTAAGCCGCCCGGACCATTCGGGTTGCCGCTATTTTCCGGAGCTGGCACGCTGATGTTTGTCAGTTCACGGTCCAGCTGCCACACCTGTATATCGTAAGTGTTAGGATAGGCGTTGTACGTGTAGCCGAAGATGGCGTGGTACTGCGTTGGCGAACCGTCAACCAGCAGGTGATGCATGCGGATGCCGGGCAATGGGTTAGATGGCCTGTGGTGAACTATTCCGAACTGCGTAGGCACCACTCGGTTCTGTCCGCTCAACATCTCAACACAATTCAAGCGGTGAATGGTTCGCGTGGTGGCGTCGTCGTCGGTGTACCAGCTTTCGGTAGGCACGAATGCCGCCGAGCTGTTAAGAGCCTTTAGGTAGTTGTAACCGTAGAAATCAAGGCTGTCACCAATCATTGTCTCTGGCAACTCCAATACTGCGCGTGCATTGTCGTCATCGTTTATGGCCCTGTAAAGAATTTTGTCCCCTTCAAATTCAACGCTGTCAATTGGGTATACTTCAGGCGTAGCCACAACGGCTGTGTCAAATTGGTCGTTGTAGACAGTCGTCAGGTTTCCGTTATAGTAGACGGCTCGCAATGAATAACCATGAAAAATGACAACGCCGGTGTTTGTTGTGTCAGGGTCAGATGGGAAAGCTGGCGCAGTGATGACCAAATCCATCTCGTACGATCCGGCCACGTTCATTTGCAACGGCAAAGTCACAAACTCAACTCGGTCTGTGTTTGTCGACGTCCAGCTTGCGTTATTATAGGAAAAATTAACGACGAGCGCGTTGGTGCTACCTGCCACTGGCAAGCTGCTGGCCGTTGTATAGTTCGTTGTGCGTTTAAGGTAAAGCCCGTTAAAAGCAATTAAAGCAGCTACACGGAACCTCACGAGCCTGTTGTTCCCAGTAAGGGTATTATCTGCAGGCCATGTCAGCTGGAGCTTTGCCTTCCATGTAATGATGTCTCCCTGTACTACAAAATCTATTGGCAGAATTGCCCCGGTCCAAGGTCCAGCCTCAAAAACCGAACTTGTGCTCGCTTGCCCACTGTAACTGCCCAGCATAACAGACGGAATAAGCTCTCCAAAGTTGTAGGTGCGCTGCACTTCGGACAACGGGTTCAGGTAGCCGTAGGTCCAGCCGCGCTCCTTAATGTAGTTTGCTCCGAAGCTAAAGGTCGGCCGTGAAAGGGTCGCTGTTGTGCCTACTGCGCTGCTCGTTATAGGCGTCAGGATAGCGTCTGCAGGGTCTGCCTCGGCAGCAAAGATGGACTGCGTCATGAAGGCCCCATCCACTTGGAACATGCGCAGGCCTAATAGCGCAAGGATTTCGGTCAGCACGGTGTATGTGCTGGGGTACTTCACCTCGCCGTTCTCGCCGTGCTCTTGCAGGCCGTAGTGCTCTATAGCGATGGCTGTGGCAGCGGTGATGACTGGAGTGGCCTGCTGGCTGCAGCGGAAAAAATCCTCAAAGGTGGTACGGGTCGAGCTGTTAAGGCTAATCCACCGGACCTTGTTGATGCAGTTGATGAGATGGCTCCCAATGCTGGAAAGACCGCTGTACGGCGTGTTCTCGTCGACCTTGTAGGGGATGCTGTCGAGCGCCTTGAGGTCGTCGGATGCAGTCATCTGCACCTGCTGTGGCCATGCCTCGTCCGTCACTTCCACCTGATCGGCGAAGAGGACGCCACGCCAGTAGGCCTTGTATGTGGTGTCGAGGTAAAGCACCTCCACGAGGTGCCGGCCTTCTTTGCTGCCGGGCAGGTTGTCGATGAGCTGCTCGGTGTCGCTGTCCTCGACGATGTAGGTGAAAGTCAGCGTGGATGGGATGATGTACTGGAGGCGGTCGTCGTTGCTCCCGTCGTACGAAAGCTCGAAGATGTTGCCGCCCACCTTGAACGGGATGACAGTGGAGCCGCCGTAGTCCGCGTCGTAGATGTTGATGCGGTAGGTGATGCCTACGAGGTTGGTAGCTTCGGCCTGATAACGGAGTGCCATTAGCGGATGCGTTTGCGGTCAGAGAGGGAACGCTCGTTGGAGAGCATGATGTCGCGGCCGCGAAGCCGCCCGGTCACGGTGACGTTGCCGCCGCCTCCATCTACGCCTGCCATCTGCAGGAACTCGCCCATGCGCTCGAACGGGATGACCGCCTCCTTGCCGGAGGGGTTGTCACCAATCATGGCCAGCATGGGCCCGGTGGTGAGACCGCCCGTCGCCAGTCCCACGAGGTTAGTGAATACGGACTTCACGAGCGCCATGCCTGCGGTGATGAGCGCAGGGAGCACAATGGCAGCAGCTGGTCCGGAACCTACGGCGGTCTGCCCTGCCGCTTGGATGGCGAGGGCCGTGGCGGCGTTGAAGGCTGCGTCGATGGCTGCGCGTGCCACACCCTTCATGGCTTCAGCTGCGCCTTCCGCGCCAGTGATTATGCCTCCAAGTGCCGCGCCAAATTGTTCGCCCACTTGAGCCATACTGCTGCCGAGGTTGTCTAAAATTTGCTGGATTGACAGCAGGTTCTCCCGTGCTTTGGCCACGGCCTGCTCATTCATGAATGCCGCAACCAGCGCTGTGTTGTCGGTCGGCGCCATCAGCCCGCGTTCCGGCAGCGCGTTTGGAACCTGCGCAGGTCCTCGCGCCGTCAAGGCTACCATGTCGGCTGGCCGTTGACCTGCAGCTGCTGCCCCGCCGCCTGCACCACCCCCACCAGCGGCCGGCGTCGCCAGCTTTTTACTGATGACAGGAGCGGCTGGAATTTTATCTAAAGCTTTGCTAAAATCGGTGACGGCCGCGGTTGCCTCGTCGCCTTTGTATTTGATGGACTCAAAAAACTTGTCGCTGGTTTGCTGAATGCCTTTGAGGAATCCGCCAAGATTACTGTCAATTCCAAGGGCTCCGAGCACCGCATCCACAGCGTTGCCTACCTGTGAAAGGAAACCTAAGAACACGCCTACCACCATTTGCAGGATTTCTACTGTGATGTTGCCGATGTATCCAAGGAAGCCGCGCCAGTCGCCTTTGAATAGTGAACTGAAGGCGTTGAACAGGTTGCCGATGACGCCGAAAATTCCACGGAACACACGCATCACCAGGTCCATCACATTCTGTATGGCGAACAGGAAGTTGTCACCAAACTCGTCCCATATCATTTGGATGATTCCAACGAAAGCGGACCACGCCGCCTGCACGTATTCGACCACAACGTCGAAGGATTCCTTCAGTCCAGCCCACGTACCAGCTCCGTCGCCGCTGCTGAAGTAGGCGACAATCTTGTCCCAGTTGTAGATGATTAAAGCTACCGCCGCGACGACGGCAGCGCCGATAGCGACGTACGGGTTGGCCAGCACGGCGATGTTCAGCTTCAGCTGTGCTATAGTCAGACCAGCGAGCGCCGTGCGGATGCTGGTGTATGCGCTAATCAAGCCGCCGATGGCAATGACCAAGGGACCAGCTACGGCGAGGAGGCCACCCACCACCACGATAGCCTTCTTGGTGCCATCGCTAAAACCGCTGATGCGATCTACAACACCTTGCAGGTAGCCAACCACAGGTATCAGCGCCTCGTTGATGATGGCGCCGAAACTTTCGGACAGGTTGCCTACCTCGTTGGCCATTTGCGTATAGGGGTCGGCGTTGGCTGCTGCCTCCGCCGCTCCGCCGAACTGGGTCTCCAGCTCGCCGAGGATGATGGACTGCGCAGCAGCTACGTCACCCGATTCTACCAGGGCGGCGATTTGTTCCTTCTGCTGTGCGGTGAACTGCACGCCGGCGCGGCCAAGGGCCGTCACCCCTTTGATGGGATCGTTCAGCGCCTTGCCTACCTGCACCGATGCGCTCGTCAGGTCCGTGCCCAAACGGGTCGACAGGTTGAGGATAGCGACCTGCGCCTTGTCGAACTCGGTGCCGGTGACGTTGGTGAAGGTGAGCAGGTTGGCCGTGACCTCCTTGAGGATTTGGTCGTCGTCGTACAGGCTGATGCGCTGCAAGCCTGTGGCCATCTCCTCGAGCTGGCTGACCGAACGGCCGGCCGCTCCACCCGTCGACTTGACGGCAGCCTCCACCTGCGCGATAGCCTTGGCGCTGTCCACGGCGTTCTTGGTAGCCAGCGCCCCAAACGCCACGATGGGTGCGGTCAATCCTATGGACAAGGACTTCCCCACGTCGTTCATTTGGCTCGCCGTATCCCGCAGCCGCTTCGTGGCGCCGTCAAGAGCTTTGTCCAGCTCTTTGGTGTTGGCGCCAAATATGATATTAAGGATTGCGTCTTTAGCCATCTTTCCTGTTGAGTGCTTGGCTCATCTTGTCGAAGAGCTGGGTGTGCTTTGCCGTGATCTTGGGCGAGGTTGACTTCTTGCGAGACGATGCGTAAGGATTGAAGTCCGACCACTCATACGGTCGTGAATTTTTGCCCCGGTTGACATTCGCCAGCATCGCGAGGACGGCGCTGGTGTGCATCCACTGGAGTTCGTCTCTAAATTCATAGGAGCGCAGGAGTATCATTACCTCTCCGAAGGTACAGCTCCAGAAAATAGAAGGGTCCTTGCCGCGCTCAAGCCAAGCGACGTACAAGGACCGCATCGTAAGGGGCTCACCTTGGCCGCCCTCTCCGCTTACTTTTTTTTTGTGTCCAGCTGAAGGGCGGTAAGCACATCCTTGCTGACCTCGTCCCAACCCACCGAACCGAAGAGCGCCGCGAACTTGGTGAAGTTCAGCGGCAGCTCTTGGTCGGTAAGGATGGCCTGCGTCCTGACTCCTGCCCAGACCAGCTTCGGGAGGTTTGCCAGGGCTTTCTGCTCCAAGAGTTCCTGCAACTGGTCCAACTTGGCGCCCTCCTCTTCGAGGAAAAGGTTGAGTGCGTAGAGGTTGAGACAGACGTCCACCGTCAGGTCGTCCGTCAATTGCAGCGAGAACTTGCCTTGGAGCTTGTTGGCCATTACGTGTTCAGGTTAAATGTAGCCTTGGAGGTGTCGAGGACGGTCTTGTAGATCGTGCCGTCGCCTTCAAAGTTAACAGAGAAGGACGCAACTTCGTTCAACCCAGCCGTTTCTTCGTAGCTGGTGATGTACGCCTTGCCCCAGTACATGAGGTCTCCGTCAAGGCCGGTGGTCCATGCGACCTTCACCTTGGTCTTGGCTTTCCACAGGGTGAAGAGGTCGGCCGCGCTGCGGACAGAGCTGCTCAAACCGTACTCGACAAGGCCGTCGGCGGTCATGGTCCACGACAGCGAAGAGGTCAGGATTTCGCGCTCGCCGTCGTTGTCCTTGGTCGTCGCGTCGATGACTTCCATCGAGCCGCTGAAGGTGCCGGAGGTGGCGCAGGCAACAATCTCCCAGGTGTCGTTCTCGGAGGTGTTGTCGCCGTAGGTGTTGCCGCTGAAGGTGCCGCTGTTGGCGCTTTCGTTGGAGATGAAGATACCGATCGCGTTGGAACGGATTTTACCGGTGGTTGGCATGTCTTAAAAGTTAAAGGGTTTCAGTTGGGAAAGTTCGGGAAAGTCGCCGACTACCTCCGTGGGAGGGAAGCGGTCGGGCTTGCTGGCGAAGCCGCGGAAGGTGTTGATGTTGACGTCGCTCTTGATGTCCACAATCATAGGCGTCTCGCTCTTGAGCAGGAACGTAAGCTCGTCAGTGCAGCGGCTGATGTTGGTACGGAAGCAGGCATCCAGGCCGCTCATCAGCTCGTACTCGTAGCAGTGGCCGCGGTGCTTTTGGCAGGCTTCCACCAGCTTGCGCGAGGTGCAGCGTCCTACGTTGGACTGGCCGCGCCCGCTGAAGAGGTGGGTCTGCCCGGTCTTGAAGTCGACGATGTAGAAGGCGGCATGTGCCACCCACTGGCGCCCGGCCTTCAGCTCCTTGGCCATCTTCTCTGCCCAGTCGTTGCGCAGGATGTTGTCGGAGCAGTACTCCATCAGGTAGTCGAACTGCATGTGGCGCAGCATGTAGCGCAGGCCCATCTCGAACTTGCGCCCGACGGGGTGGTTGCCTACCTCGTAGTGGATGTAGTTGCGCTTCTTGCATACCGCCGCAAGGCCGGGGTCGTCGCCGATGACGCATACCTCCATCTCGATGCCGTGCTCGAGGAACTGGCCGCGCACGCGGTCGAGCGCGTCCATAGCGATGTTGCGGATGCGCGGCCGCTTGTAGACCGGGAAGTGTACGGCAATCTTCATTTGCTCTTGCGTTGGGTGATGTACCACTGCTTGTCAATGCAGTGGACGGTGATGCCGTCGTAGTCGCGGTCCATAGTTGCTGACGCGCTCCCGTCGATGGTGACGGTAGTATCGGCAGTTGCTGGCCGTAGGGTTAGGGTCCGCTGGTTGGACAGGTGGCTGCCGGTCTTGATGCGCACCTCGCGCCCTTCGCTGGTAGCCACTTCCGGCAGGCGGAGCGTAGATGTACCTGTGCCGGAGCCGCTGGCGTAGTTGCAAAAGATGAGGTGGTCGTCGCTGGCCACCGTGAAGGTGGTGCCGTTGGTGAGCGTGATGAGTCGCGGGTTGCTGTACACCGCCCCGTAGATGTTGAGGTCTGTGGTAGCTGCCCACCTTGAGGTGCTGCTGTTGTATTCGAGGCGGCTGTACGCTCCAGGGCTGGTGGCGTCTACGTCGTAGACGTCGTCGAGGTACAGCTCGCCGAGGTCGGCAAGGGCAGAGGGCACGGTGACGTTGTCGCGGATGACGCGCACGTCGTACGTCTGCGTCAGCGTAAAGAGGTCGATGGCTTCAAAGACGTCGGTCACTTGGTTGGTCAGCCGGATTTCTGCGATGGTGTTGCCGCCGTAGCCGTCGAGCGCGGCGCGTACCAGCACCGCCAAGGCGTTGGCGTCTTTGGGCTTGTCCTCGATGATGGTCACCTGCACGGTGTTGGTGTCCATCGTGCTCGTGCTGTCGTGCGTATCGGCAGGGTCGGTAGCAATTTGCTGCACCACGATGGCTGGAATGGTCGCGCCTTCGAGCCGAGACAGCGGGTATATGCGGTCAGCGGTGGTGATGGCCGTGACGTTGGCGTCTGCCTTCAGGATGTCTATGACGAGGTTGATCATGCGAAGCCTTTTTTCTTTTTGAACTTGTCGATGACCTGTATGGCGTCCTGATTAAATCGCTGGATGGCCTCTTCACCACGGCTGGCCAGTACCTTGCCATAGATGTCGTGACCTTGGAAGCCGGGGTGTTTAATTTGTTTGATGCGGTGGATGTATCCTGTTTGCGCATTGCGCACCATAAAACCGCCGCGACCAGTACCGCGTGTCCCAATGGCACCACCCCGTGTGGATTTGCCCTGTCCTCCCGTCCGCACCTGTGGCGCGCTGCCCTTCTGTAGTAGGTGGTTGTACTTGATGGGCGCGGCTGTGGTAGCCTTTGGGCTGTCGAGGTAGCTGCTTTTGGGCTGTATGTTGAAGCGCTTCTTGGACGTCTTGAGGACGACGTAAGGCTTGTACTTCTTTTCGTTACCTGAGACCACCTGCTGCGCCTTGGACCACGAACCTGAACCGCCCAGCTGTTGGCCTAAGGTTTTGGCCTCATTGCGCAGGACAGCGGCAGCTTTTATCTGAGCTTGCGAGATAGCCTTGCCCTTCAGTTCCAGCGGCAGTTCCTTGAGCGCCTGCTCGATGGCTTTGACGCTGCTCGCATCCACCCGCACGTTGAAGCCTGCCATCAGTTCCGAAGCTCGGTAAAGACGCGCAGACCTTCGCGCCGGCCAATCTCCTCCACGCCTACGATGTAGTAATACTGGCTGTTGTACAGGATGCGCATGGTGGAGTTCACGGTCGAGCGGTAGCGCATGGTCCACTGCGTACGGGTGAGGGCCGTCTGCCGGTCCACCTCCACGACCTCGCCGGAGCCGCGGTCGAGCTTATCAGCCCACACGGTGGCCAGCGTGGTCCACGTCACCACGTCGTAGTTCCAGTCGTCCTTCGTCACCGTCGGCTGCTCGATGACGATGCGGCGGTCCATCTTGCCAATCCTCATGCGTAGACGCGGTATGTGGACAGCAGCGCCTGCACGCCCATGGGTAACTCGCTTACGATAGTGCCGGTCACAACCTGCTGCCGGTTCTCGTAGTAGTGGCCGCACAGCAGGCGCATGGCCTGAAGGATAGGACCGGGCACGGTGCTGTGCCCTGCCGTCGTGTTGATGATGACCTGGTTGAACCGCTCGAGGTAGACGGCCGGAGGCGCGTCGAAAGCGATACGCTGGGGCGATCCCACGAGGTCAGCATACCACCGCGCCGTCGACAGCGTCTGCAGCACGTTGTCCACGTCGTAGAACTGCACCGACGAGATAGCCGTGACCGGCCCAGCGGGGAACTGGTTGTCCTCGAAGGAGTCCATGTAGAAGGTCACCGTGCCGGAGCCAAACAGGCGGCCCGTGTATTCCTCGCACGCTTGGCGTGCGGAGGTAAGCAGGAAGCCGAGCGTTGTGTCGTCATCGTTGCCGTCAATCCTCAGGTAGTTCTTGAGGTTGGTGAGGCTGATGAAGTTGGTGTCGGTAGGCTCCGCCGCGCGGCTGTATCGCATAGTCATAGGTCAAAAGTAAGAAAGCCCGGGGGAGTGCCCCGGGCCTTCTCTATGGTGTCAGCTCTGCAAGGATTATGCGCCCACCGTGAACCGGACGTCGC